AGCCTGGACAAGAAAAGAAGGCAAGAACGCCAAAGGTGGGCTCAACGAGAAAGGCCGGAAGTCTTACGAGCGTGAGAATCCTGGTTCAGATTTAAAGGCTCCTGTTAAGTCAGGAGATAACCCGCGTAGAGCGTCTTTCTTAGCGAGAATGGGTAACATGCCAGGCCTAGAGCGTAAGCCTGATGGCAGCCCTACTAGACTGCTTCTCAGTCTAAAGGCATGGGGTGCAAGTTCTAAGGAAGATGCAAGAGCGAAAGCAAAGGCAATCTCGGCGAGGAACAAGAAGTGAAACGCAGAAAGGGTCTGCTGGACGAAGAGAAGTTTCTGCCTCCATTGCCGGAGCAGTTACCGCGTGGAGCTAGTTCTTTGCTTGGCTACGGTCAAGGCCCAGGTATGCAGGTATTCCAAGAGGCTGCCGACGTAGGAAGAGGTTTGTTTGGAGCGACCCCAATTATTGAGGGTGGCGAGGGTTACAGAACCGGTCAGGCACTAGCGAACATTCCTCCGATTGCTGCCGGACTTGGTGTTATCAAGGCCCCAGGTAAAGCAGGTCAGCTTATAAGTGCTGGATCAAACATGCAAAGGGCTGTACGTCCTACAGCGCAAGAATTGGCTTTGCAAGTGGCGCAAAGAAATGCGGCGTTGCCTGTAGAGCAAGGAGGTCTTGGATTGATTGCTTCTAATACGCCAGAGATGAGAGCAGCGGCTTTGGGGCATAGGGATTACTATCACGGGACAGAGAGGCTTGATCGGTTGTTAGAAGGCAAGTCTTTTGACCCAAAGAGAGCTACTTCTGGCCCGATGCCATTTGGTGCGGCAGAGCAAGAACTGGCATCCAAATATGCAACAAGCAAAAGAGATACGTCCAGGCTTGCTCAAGATGAAGGCGACGTTAGCAATTACTTTACGGTAAGCGCAAAAGACATAGGCTTAAGAAGTAAGGCTGACATTCCAGTAGAGAAGGCTTTTTATTACTTGTCGCCTGAACAACGGGCGGAGATAACAAAAAGGGCTAGGCAAGTAGGTTACGAGAATCCAGAGGAAGCGACAGGGAATATTATTTTCCATCCTGAAAGGTCTAACGCTTCTGTTGTTAGCGATCAAACCTTTGACTATTACTTAAACAAGGAAGCAAGAGGAAATCCTTTAACGGCTTTGCGTCAGATATGGCACGATAGCGGAACGCTTTATGGCGACGAAGAGAAGCTAGCAGATGTTTTTAGAGCAGCAGGGTTTCCTGTGGACATTTCCCAAAAGAACGCTCCGTGGACAACGGCGCAAGGTGTATTTGCTGGAAAAGCAAGGTTACAGAATCCTTTAATGACTACAGATTCAGAGGCTTTGGAATCAAGAGTTATTCCTGCGCTTAAAGAAGCGTTTAAGAAGGATAGAACCGTAAAGAAAGATTACGGGCCTGACCAATGGGCGAAGGACGTTAGATTTACGCCTAAAGAGTGGGTCAATGAACTTGAAGCAGATTTGGCCGCTGGCAAGAACTCATTTGTATGGACTTCAATACCAGACAAAGTGACGGCAGAACTTAAGAAGTTGGGTTATGACGGCATACTTGATGTTGGAGGCAAAGGTGGTGGCTCCCCTTATCAAGTTGTAATTCCTTTCGAAGCCAAACAGGTTAGGTCTAAGTTTGCTGCGTTCGACCCCATGAGGAAAGACGAAGCCGATTTGCTAGCAGGAATAGGTACAGTAGGAGCCGGTTTACTTAGTCCTGCTGTCTTAGAGTATCTTCGTCGTAGAGATGAAGAAGGCATGTAAAGCGTTGTAAGCAAGCAACAGAAGGATAGTAAAATACAGTGGAAAACAAATGGATTCCTCCAAACGCAGGAATGGGCAGACCGAAGGGTGCGCCTAATAAGTCTACTGCGGCAGTTAGGGAAGCCATTGCAAAGATGGCAGAACTAAACGCACCTCGTTTTGCTATATGGCTAGATGAAGTAGCGCAGAAGAGCCCAGAAAAGGCTTGCGATATTTACTTGAGGGCTATCGAGTACCACATACCTAAGTTGGCAAGAACAGAGGTAACAGGTCAGGACGGGCAACCAGTTGCTTTGCAAGTGACATGGGCGCAACAAGAATAGTCATTCCGTATGCACCGCGAGCGCAACAGCTACAGATACACCATGCGCTTGCAGACAAGCGATTCGGAGTCGTTGTGGCTCACCGTCGTATGGGGAAATCAGTCTCTGCTGTCAACCATCTCATTAGAGCAGCGATAGAGAACACGAAGGAGGCTCCCAGGTATGCGTTCATCGGGCCTACCTACTCTCAGACCAAGCGAGTTATCTGGGATTACCTGCTCAAGTTTACCGAGCCCCTCAACGCCACTGCGAATATTGCAGAACTTAGGGTTGATTTCTGGGGCAGACGCATCCAGCTTGCGGGGTCTGATAACCCAGACTCTCTTAGAGGACAGTATTTTGACGGGGTTGTATTCGACGAGTTCGGTGACCAGAACCCTAAAATTTGGTCGGAAGTGGTTCGTCCGGCCTTATCAGACAGGATGGGATGGGCGTTATTCCTCGGAACACCCAAAGGAAACAACCACTTCAAGACCCTGAGAGACCATGCAGAGCAGCATAACGATTGGGCCTTGCTTGAGTTCCGAGCATCCGAAACTGGTCTTATCCCTCAGACTGAACTCGACGCAGCCAAGTCCGAAATGGGGGACGACAAGTACTTACAGGAGTTTGAGTGTTCCTTTGACTCAGCAATCGAAGGAAGTTACTACGGGCAACTTCTCAATGAGCTACCGTCTGAGAGATTCCACGACATACCTGTAGACGGACTAGCCAAGACTTACGCAGCCTGGGACTTAGGGATAGGCGACTCCACTGCAATCTGGGTCTGTCAGAGAGTGGGGTTAGAGACACGACTTATTGACTTTGTAGAGAACCACGGTCAGGGACTCGATTGGTATGTGAACTGGCTGAGAACGAATCACTACGAATTAGCCGAGCAGTTACTGCCTCACGATGTGCAAGTCAGAGAGCTAGGCTCAGGAAGATCGAGGCTAGAACTCCTACAAGAAGCAGGGCTAAACATCACGATTGTGCCGAGAATGGGTGTTGACGATGGGATACAAGCCGTGAGAAGGCTGATCCCTTATTGTTGGTTTGACTCCAAGACTAAGCGCGGAGTGGACGCACTACGCAACTATAGGAGACAATACGACGATAAGCGTCAAGTCTATTGGGATAAGCCTCTTCATGACTGGGCATCTCATGCTTCTGACGCATTTCGGTATTTGGCAATAGGTATGTCTGAGACAACATCTTGGTCAAAGCCTCTCAAACCTAACGTAAGCTGGGTGGTGTAATGGACGACGGTAGACTTAAAGCAATACTTCAAGGCGAAATCGACAACGCCATAGGCTTTCTTGAAACAGAGACCGTAGAGCAGCGGAAAAACGCGCTTACGGCCTACATGCGTGATCCTTACGGAAACGAGGTCGAGGGTCGCAGCCAGATCGTAACCGGAGAGGTAGCAGAAGCGGTAGACGGAATGCTGCCGCCTCTTATGCGTTTGTTTACTTCTGCTGACCAGATCGGTGTGTTCGAGCCTGTAGGCCCAGGTGATGAGCCCTTAGCCCAACAAGCAACCGAGTACACAAACTGGGTGCTCATGAAGCAGAACCCAGGCATCTCGATCATGCACGACTGGTTCAAGGACGCGATCCTACAGAAGGTCGGGGTGCTCAAGGCTTACTGGGATGACTCGATTTCTGTCACAAAGGAGCAGTACGCCAACCTGACAGACGATGAGCTAGCAATGGTCATGTCTGACGGGACGATGGAGATCGCTGCACAAGAGACGGTTGAGCAGGATATTGACGGTCAAATGATGCGCGTTCATAACGTTGCGCTCATGCGTAAGACTAAGGCCGGAAAGATCAAGATAGAGAATGTGCCTCCCGAAGAGTTCTTGATCTCTAAGGCAGGCAAGACCGTAAGAGACACGCCTTTTGTCGCGCATAGGAAACTCATCACAAGGTCTGATTTAGTTGCGATGGGGTTCGATGCCGAGATCGTGATGAACCTACCTGTTTACAACGATCTTGAGTTCTCTGCCGAGTACATTGCAAGATACAACCGAGACGAGCAGCCTTACATGGAGCCAAGTCTCGATAAGTCCATGCAGACGGTTGAAGTGTTTGAGTGCTACCTAAAGACTGACTACGACGGGGATGGGATTGCAGAACTAAGACGGGTTCACTTTTCGGGGAATGAAATCTTAAGCAATGAAGAAACCGACTATGTGCCGTTTTACACCCTCTGTCCTATTCCGATACCTCATCGCTTCTTTGGGGATTGCCCTGCTGATCGTACAGTTGACCTCCAGCTTATCAAGACTACTTTAACGAGGCAGATGCTTGATAACCTGTACCTACAAAACAACACCCGTATGGGCGCGGTAGAAGGTCAGGTCAACCTCGATGATCTCTTAAGCGTTACTCCTGGTGGTGTGGTCAGGATGAAGAACCCTGGCGCACTTATTCCCATCCAGGTCAATCCTGTTGCTCAACAGGTATTCCCGTTCATGGAGTACCTGGACTCCATACAAGCCAAGCGTACGGGCGTTACAGAGGCTTCCCAAGGGTTAGACCCAAACATCCTACAGAACGTGACTGCTGCGGCCATAGCAGCCCTTACGCAAGCCTCGCAAGGCAAGATCGAGTTAGTCGCTAGGATCTTCAGTGAAACAGGTGTAAAAGACTTATTCAAAGGGTTATTACATCTTTTATGCAAGTACCAGGACAAAGCAGTCATCATTCGGATGCGCGGCCAGTATGTTCAGTACGACCCGCGAGAGTGGTCGAACCAGTACGATGTATCAGTGAATGTCGGA